CTCTGGTATAAATTGCTCGCGCGGTGCAATGTTGTCATCACCGACGTATGGTTGCAATACCCAATACTTGCCACCATTTAAATATTCAGCAAATCCAAGAGCCACACCGATTTGGTGCGTTGTAACATCTTCGATCTCGTCGCCCAACTGAATATTTTTAGCCATGTAGAGCGCCTATTTTTCTTTTGGGTCAAAGTGAAAATCGCAATTTGGACACACTACGTCTTTAGATTTTGTTGCGTCGAACTGGACCTCTTCTTTATCAGAGGGGTCGTTACCCATTGATGGTAACTTGATGCTCTTAATACCCCACTCTTTCAGCTCGTCAGTATTCCATACGTTGGCAATGATGTCGTAATCCCAATCACCAGAGTGGTCGTTATCGAGTGCGATAAAGCGACGTTTTTGAGCCTCTGTCAGATTGAACACTTGTTTGACGTCAACATCTTCATACCCCAAATCCTTGAGAGCATAAATGCGTTGGTGACCAGCGAGAATAACCAAGTTTTCATCGACAATAATTTCTCTGAGCTTTTTCATCTCAGGAAACTCGAGCAATGATTTTTTAAGTTCCTCGTATTCTTTGCGCTTGATCTTGCGAGGGTTAATCTCGTTTTGTATCAAATCATCAATCTTTGCGACAAATGATTTTGTTTCTACGTCTTTTTTCGACATCGCCGTTTTCCTTTCTTAACCGAGTGAGTTCTCGTATATGCGGTATGTGGCAATTATAACACCATAAGCGCGTTTGCTCAATCCATGCTATACTTGAGGTACTAATCAAATAAAACAAACAAAATTAGTCCAACAAAAAAAAGCCCCATTGCGAGAGGGGCTTTTTGGGTATTGAACAAATTATTTGAACAGCTTTGTTGCCTCGACGTCTTGAGCGGCAATGCCGACGCCTGTTGGTTTCCATAAGCCGTAATACGTGGCGACCGATATGGCAAATGCTGGTATAGCTAGCAAGAGCGCCACACCAAGGTCAAATGATGTGCCACTAGCCAATGCATCGCCAATGCCTGTCACAAGCGATGTGACGAGCGTAAGACCAGCCAAGAGCCATGCTTTAATCTTTCCCGATGTCGTGCGCGTGGTAACCAGACCAACCGCAATCGGCATCAGTACCGTTAATATAAGCTGAATGACCAGCGCTGGGTCAAGCGAAAATGTGATCAATGGTGTTGCTGCAAATAGTTCAAACACTTTATTCTTCCTCCACCTCGGTCACTGTGACCTTGAGGCTTTTAATTTTTACTTCCGATGTGACGGTTTCTTTGAGCTTGTCGGCAACAGCCTTTTGAGCATCTTTGGCATTTTCAGCCTCAATGCTACCATCGCCCATACCGTCGCTGTGTGTGTAGTTATATCGAAACAGGGGCATATTATTCCTTTCTTACTTTATTGCATCTCTGACAGCATTATACAACGCTACTGCCTGTGGGTTAGCGGCGCCAGCTTTTTGCAAGTCAGCAATTTGTTGCTTGAGCTTTGGCACTTCATAGGTTACCGTTTCCCAATTTTTCACCAAGCCAGCATATCGGTTTTTATATTCCGCTGATGAGTATGCCGTAAAGATTACTGGCGCCCAATCCATGCCGACATAGGCTTTGTATTCTGCATCGGTTGGTGCGCGATCTAAAAAGCCTTTCCAAATTGTTTCTAATCCACCACGGTCACATTTATTCACGATGTCCTCCTTTATATATTGATCTAAATTGATAACCTGTTGTGCTTGTGAGATAGGGCGAGTGTTTTTGGTAACGTGCAATGCTCTATTGCCATTTTGCTCAAAGTTCATCTCATTTGCAAGGTCGAGCCAAATATGACCATACCGCACGCCGTCGATCAAACCCATGTCGCGGTTTACACACACTCTCAACCATCCGTCATTTGGTGATGCAAGCCCTTGCCTCAGTAGTGTGTCGCCAACATCTTTTGCATTGCCGCGCCCAGCATATGGGTTTGGTGCGCCAAGAAACTCGAGCAACGCCTTGATAAGTGATACGCATTGACCATTGTACTCACCACACTTTTCATTGACCATCAAGCCAATGAGTGAGTTTAAGAAATCTCGGACCTCTTGCCTAGTTCGTGCCATCATCATCCTCGGTTGGTTCTGGCTCGGGCTTATAAGCGGCTAGTGCCTCGGGGCTGATTTCTGGTGTGGTTTTCTTTGCCATAATGCGATGCCTCCATATCTTATTGCCTATATTATAGCACAATCGTTTTACCACCGATTAGACAATGGTACAGGGTTGACCGACTGCAAACCCTCATAATCTGATGTCATCTTCGCACCCTTTTGGCGGTTACATCGTACATGCATCAATTGCAAGTTTTCTTGCGCATACATCGGACCGCCGCGCGAGGTTGGTATGATGTGATCGACTTCGACTGACATGAGATTGCGTTTGCCGTTCTCGTCATTCATAGGCAACGTGACATCTATAAATAAATGGCACGCTGCGCAATGTGGGTCTTTGCTGGCGATTGCACGACGTCGTGCCTCTTTCCATGATGCTTGGTTCCATACTTCGCCGTTTGGCAATGATCGTCGGGGCTTTTTTATTGTTTGGTCAATGTCCATAATTTTATTTTATAACACCACCCACGAAACAGTACCCTTGCCTGTTGAGAATACCCAAAACCACACGACCGCCGTTGCACCATAGCCAATCATCGTGACGCGCCATTGCTGCGTTTGTCTTTGTGTTGGCAACCTCTATCATTCGCGCCCATTCAAGAGGTCGACCCATCTTTTCGAGTTTAATTTGCACGGACCGATAGAACGGCAAAAAAGCCTTGTTATCTATCAGATCGGCGGCGTCGCCTACCCTTTCGAGCATTGTTTTTTGGCGCTGTTCAGTAATACTAAAAGACATTGACCCTCCATTTCGTTTTGTCTTTTTTTGGTCGTGACTTGAATATATCACACATAATTGCTGGCGTGCAATCACGTTTACGCTAACTGTGCAAAAACCTGTGCATAACGCGTGAATAAGTGCCGTTTTTAATGGGTCTATCTATATAGTATGTAAATCTGTTTCAATGAAACAATCTATATAGTATGTAAATGTCGGCTCTGACCTCTGTAAATGAAAGACCCCGATTGCTCGGGGCTTTTCTATAATTCGTATAATCGATTGAAACCGTCGTCGAGTTTCTGCAAGATCACTGGCGCTTTTATTCGGATTTTGAATATGATGTTTGCTTTGATGTCGTACTTATTGTCGCGGTATATTTTCATGTTTTCCATAATGTTTGTTTAACCTTTCGTTGGTTATATATACATAATAGCACACAAGCCATATTTTGTCAATACCTTTAGAGCCGAACAAATAATTTATGCACAAACAAAAACCACCATCAGCGCCGATGGTGGTAATTGTCGAAATGGAGTTTCTGACACCCACGGGTTACCCCTGCTGGTGCTACATTTAACTATACCATGATGCGCTGCGTGCTACTAGTGTTTGACTTGTCTTTTTTAAATCTAACCGCACCATAATACGCAAATGCCGCCGCCTCGGTCGGGTCACTCTGTATATCATTATTCATGCTGGCATAGCCAAACATGCCGTCACGCCCGATGTCACGCCGTTTGACTGTCTTTATCGATACGTTGAGCGCTGGCTGATTGTAGTGCGTCAAGAGCCTTTGCTGTATGGCTGTGTGAAACGATGAGTATGCTGCGCCAGCCTCTTTTACATTTGGTGTTAATATCTTTTTGCTAATCTTCGGGTCGGACCGCACAAGCTCTTCGACGAGCAATTGCTGACCAGCTTGACCATCGATGATGATTTTGTTGCATTTGCGCCAGCGTTCCATGAGCCACATTGTCAGCCATGATATACCAGCGTTCATCTGGCGCCGTTCAATGATCTCGATATGCACTCGCGCGTCGGGCATAATTACACCAACCGCGAGCGACACGGCTGATCTATCTGGCGCGAACTTGACGGCATATACGAGGTTTGGCTCATCTGGTAATGTTACTTGCTCGACACCAAGTGGCAACCATTCATCGTCGCTAATGGCTCGCATACTCTCAACACCAGCATACCAACCAAGGCGCATTTTATTAAAGCTGTCGGTCGCCATTGTCGCCGCCTCATTTCGGACCGCCGTAATCATCAAGAAATAACCGAGCGATGGGTTTGCAAAATACCATGCCTCTTCGTCGGTGGCATCGGTGATCGCCTCAACTGACCACTCTTGCCAGCAATATGCCTCGGCTTTGCCATTCAATACACTGTTGCGCGTGCGAGTCCATACCGTACCGCTCGAGCCAGCTGTCGGTGGCGTTCCTGCACGTATGGTCTGGTGGTTTTGGCTTTTACCCGATGCCAGCGTTGGCAATAGAGCCTCTTGCTGGGCGTCGGTTTCTTCCTGTGCCTCGTCGATGATCAATGTGTCGTTGGTGCTACCAAGACCGTTGGTACGCGTTCGGGTACGAAATACACATCGACCACGGTTGCGCAACTCACAATAATCGAGTGACTTTGGCTCATTGTCAAACTCGTCTGTCAGCATGTCGCGCAACTCTTCGTCGGCATCATAGAAAAAGCGCATGACACGGCGCTTGATTTCTTTTACGGTATTGTCAGATTGCGCGGTGTACACTAGCGCCTCGCCCAAAAATACCATGCCGCCAATAATGCGCACGATGATCAACTCTGTTTTACCATTCTGGCGCGGCACTGATAGCCCACACTCTGGGTTGACCCATTTGTCAAACTCATCGGTCGCCATCCATCGGTACAATATCGACTTTTGCCACGGCAACAGCTTTATGCCATACGCCTCACACAATTGTATTGTTTTGTCGGCAAGTTCAATATCGCCATTATTGTAAATGTCAATGCGAGGTTTCTGATTTCCATATCTGCGAGCCATTATTTTACCGTTTCCAAATCATCGATTGTTACTTTTGCTTTTGCTTTATAGCTGGTCTTGCGAGCGCCGCCGCCGTTGGTTGGTTTCTTTACCTTGCTGGCATCGTACTCACCAATGAGCTGACCCAATACGGTTGTCTTTTTTGGACCCTGCCTTTTTTCGTAATCAGCAATCTGGGTCATAATCTCCGTCATTTCACGCGCCAGAGCCGCCGTATCGCGGCTCCCTGCGCCTTTGTCGAGCTTTTCGGCTAGACTATCACGTATTGCCTTTAAGACGCCTAGGCGGTCGTTAGCTGTCGCCAGCTCGCGCACATTGCGTTTCTTTGTGCCGTCATCGCCCGACGTCAAACCAGCCTTGTGGATTTTGTCCATGCGATATGGTGAGCCAATGACGTCATGCCACCATGCCAATGCGGTGTATGCCTCTGTCGGCAAAAAATCAAGACCAGTGACCGCGAGCTGTTTAATGGCGTTCGGTGTGAGCGTTTTGAAATAGTTGAGCCAGTGATCGTAACTGTCGAGGTTTGGTATTTTTATTTTGAGCTTGTTTTCATTCCACTCTCTCGATAATTCTTTAAAGCGGTCTTGCGACATATTGAAATAATATTGCTCAAACATTGCTGGCGTGATGATGGGTTTTTTTGGTGCTGCCTTTTTGCGAGTGGTTTTTTTCTTTGTGGCTTTCGGTTTCTGAACAACTTTTTTACTCGCCACCTTTTCGACTGGTGGTTTTTTCTCTTTTGTTGGTGCTGCCTTTGGTGACGCTGATTTCTTGGCAACCATTATTATCGCCCTTTATCATCTCTGGGCTGACTAGCATGAAAACCCATCATCGGCTTTGGCTGGACCCGTACACCGTCACCGTGCCTTTTAACATATGCCTCTGGTATAAATTGCTCGCGCGGTGCAATGTTGTCATCACCGACGTATGGTTGCAATACCCAATACTTGCCACCATTTAAATATTCAGCAAATCCAAGAGCCACACCGATTTGGTGCGTT